TCAGTCATGTTCTACCTCCTCATACTCAATTGTTTCTGTCACTGTTTTCTTGATTGCTTTGTGATAATCCATATTGATACTCGCTTCTTCCATACCGTTAAACTCCCTAGCTCTATTTCTATTTGTGGAGTAACTAATATCTGAATTGTTATCGGTTGGTTTGTTAGTTATATAAATTGGCATATCCCTATGACGAATGATATAAGTTACAGTCTGCTTCATAGCGACCTCCTACCATCTCATGACTAAGTTAATTAGTCTGTCCTGTTCGTCTGTGTTCTCTTCAATCCATTCATCTATTGCTTGGTTGAATAAGTCTGATGCCATATCTAAGTCATTCTCATCTACGACATAAGCATGTTTAATTGGTATGTTGTTCATATCTTTAACTTGTATTGATATGCCCATATGACCTTTTAAAATGAATAGCTTAAAATCGAATCCGTTAACATGAATATTTTTGCGTATGATATCGCCTATTTCGTAATACATCTTGACTTCCTCCGTTTTTCGTTTTATATTTAACTTGAAATTTTTCTTAAGTGCTTGATACTGTTACTTGTTGGCGCAAGTAGCAGTTTTTTTATTCTCCATAAAAGTATTCCTTATAAAATATGAATGTCGCTATACTTGCGAATCCCGCGATTGACCATGCTGTAGTGAAGTACAGCAATGGCATAAGCACAATTGCTAAGACTGTGAAGCATAGTATTGCTACTAGGTAGCTTTTATAAATGTTACTCATTTGATAACTCCCTCCTGCCTTAATACTTCGTGAATAATTCCGAGTTCGTACATTTTGTTAAACCAATAAGTCGCCATTTCTTCACTCATTTTTAGTTCCTCCTACAATTCGTTTTCGAATTTCATTTCAATTTGCTTGATTCTGTATAACGTAGCTTGTGACGGGAACCAATTAGCAATCATTTCGATTACATCATTGAAATGTTTTTGTCTTACATTCGTTCTTGAACTTGCACCAGTCATCTTTTTCACTTCTGAATTAATATCCCTGAATAATTCGCTACGTTGTTTTTGATTTGTTATCGCATGTAGTCTTTGTATGTGAGCTACTCTTTGATTGATAGTTCTAGTTAAGAAATTGTAGTCTCCCGCATCCAGTTTTTGATTTTCTTTCAAATCAATAACATCATCTTTTACGTTTTTAATTTCTTGTTTTGTTTCTTCTGTAGCTTCAAACATTAATCTCAATGCTTGCATTGGGTCGCTAGGTACTTGGTAAGCACCAGTTTTTCTTAATGTTGGTAAAACTTCCGAAGTTACCCAACGTTTAAACCGCTTCGCATTTTCTAATTTGCTAGAAAAGATTAAACTGTATAATCCTGATTCGTTGATGATCGTTACATTTCTGTTTTGACCTGCCGTCGCGATTTGCGACGTCAGCTTATCTTCTGCATCAACATGTTTTGACAAAGCATCTCGTCCGTTTGCGTATCCTAAAATGTCAGCAACATCTTTTCCTATAAAATATGGTTCTCCGTCAACCTCTAATGTTCTTACTGGTAATTCTTCAAAATTAAATGTTTGTAATTCTTGCATTTCAGCTTCCTCCTTTATCACTTAAAGTGATATTAATATTAAATTTTTTTAGCCTTTATATAATCAACTTCTGTGTTGAATAATTTGGCTAAAGCATACAATTGTAAGCCTTTTAATTCTGCGTCATCTTTTTCCCATCTTATTACAGATTGTTTAGTAACGCCTAATTTATCAGCGACATCTTGTTGTGTCATATTCGAATTAGTTCTCCAGACCTTTACAGAGAACTCTTTAAAATTTTCTGGCATTTCGTATCACCTCCCGTTGACATTTACAACTATACTATCACTTAAAGTAATATGTCAACACCTAAAGTGATATTTATTTCAAAAAAGTAATATTTTGTATTGAAAAGCGATATTACTTATGGTAAATTAGTATTACATTAAGTAATACTAAAGGAGAAAATTATGGAATATAAGAGTGCTAGAAAAATTTTATCAGAGAACTTAGAACAACTTATGAAAGAGAACAACATTACTCAAGTAGAATTGTCTGAAGCAATCGGGGTAAGTCAATCAACAATCTCTAACTGGCTTAAAGAACTTAAATATCCTAGAATATCAAAAGTCCAACAATTAGCAGATTACTTTAATGTACCTAAATCGAGAATTACAGAAGAAAGAAGTATTCATCAAGAAACTATAGCCGGTCATGCAAATAAAGATGAATTTACTCCCGAAGAATGGGAAGAAATCGAAAACTTTATGCAATGGGTTAGAGATAGAAAGAAATAAGACAACAAAGGGGTTTGGCGCATGGGAAAATACGAAGAATTGCTTATGAAATGTGAAGTTGAAGTGAAAGAAACACAAAGAGTACCTCGAGGATTCGATGGTTGGTATCAAGAAGGAGAAATTTTTATTAGACCTTCCCTATCCGAAAGGAACAAATTAGAAGTATTATATGAAGAACTTGCCCACCATAAGTTGACGTATGGCAACATTTTAGATCAGTCGAATTTCAACAATCGCAAGTTCGAAAATTACGCACGTAGACACGGCTTTATCTCAGCTGTTCCATTACGCGAAATTGTAGAAGCTTATAATTATGGCGTACGTAACTTGTATGAGTTGTCTGAGTATCTACAATTAAGCGAAGAATACATATTAGAAGCGATAGAACAATATAAAAAGATATACGGTATTGGTACCCACTACGGCGAGTATTCTATTACATTTGAGCCGTTGAGAGTTTTTAAATTGCATCATATTGATTAACAGCGCCTGTGTGGCGTGAGGAGGATGAGGTATGGAAGAGAATAAAACTTTAAAAGAATACTTGCGTAATTTTTTAGAAGGTTACAAATATGTAGTTGAAAACAGATACATTTATCAGTTTAGTAGTAATCCGGAAGCCTTCCCATTCATGAGAAAAGACGATTACAAGATTTCGATATTTTATCTAAATCAATCTTTTTTTGAAGAACCTTGCATCGTTGTTATCTCAAATGACAGTAAATTAAAAGAAATATATAATTTTCGTAATACTGATATCAAACATTTGTCTAAACACTTTACTTCATACATATATGATTCTAAAAAGTATGTAGAAGAACAATCCGGATTATTAGATTTTAATAACTACATTTATTACACGTCTATTTACTACGGAAAATATATCGGGACTGTAATAATACAGAACAATTTAGATTTATTTTTTAATTATGGCAAACGATTAGCTAACGATCATTACAATACATTGATATCGAAGTCGAAAGAGAAATTGATAAACAAAGCACATGATGAAATACAACCGTTCAACCACTTAGATTTAAATAGCATGAAAAAGATTGTTGATGATATAACTTTTTCTTATCAAATAGAACAAGGATTACAAGCTTATAAAAGGGAGTTGTATTTGCCAGCTGCAGCAACCTTTGCTGTTGCTATAGAGACGTTTTTAATCAAATTAAAAAAAGTGAATAAAATCAAACATAAAGACACCGATTCAACTATGTACACCAAATTATTAGGAGAATTAACTAAAGAGGATAAAGTGAATTATAGAACCAAAAAACGGGTAGAAATTGCTTATAGTATGAGAAATATAATCAACCATTCACAAGCCGGTGCAGTAGCCAAAGGTGATTGCGACTTCCTTTTAAACACACTAAAGGACATCGTTGATGAAAACGAAAAAATATTAACCGAATACAGTAAATCAATTAATAAGACGGAATAAATAGATATCCTTGTATTCGGACTCTATTTTTAACATAATTTGTTCATAAATTTTTAATTTAAGTTCTTGTTCATCGTCATAAATATCAAATTCACTACTATAATTTTCAACTGATTCTTTTATATAAGCTATTTCTGCGTCAGTAAACTTTACGCACATTTCATCACCTACTTTTTATTTTATTATATCACATTTAGTACCTAGTACTAAATTTCGGGTAGCCCGCCTACCCTTATTATTTTTTTGCCAATTTTGAGGAGGGAGCACATGAAAGTAGCAATTTACACTAGAGTTTCAAGCGCTGAACAGGCAAATGAAGGGTATTCTATACACGAACAAAAAAGAAAGTTAATTTCATTTTGTGAAGTTAACGACTGGAATCGATACGAAGTATTTTCAGACCCGGGCGTTTCTGGAGGTTCAATGAAAAGGCCATCATTACAAAAGTTGTTTGATAGATTAGAAGAATTCGATTTAGTACTAGTATACAAATTGGACAGATTAACACGTAATGTTAGAGACTTACTGGAAATGTTAGAAGTTTTCGAAAAAAACAATATAGCTTTTAAAAGCGCAACAGAAGTATTTGACACAACTTCCGCTATAGGCAAGTTATTTATAACAATGGTTGGTGCAATGGCAGAGTGGGAGCGTGAGACAATACGAGAGCGTTCTTTAATGGGTAGTCACGCTGCGGTTAGAAGTGGTAAATATATTAGGGCTCGGCCATTTTGTTACGATTTAATAGACGATAAATTAAAACCTAATCAACATGCTAAATATATTCGTTTCATGGTAGATAAGTTAATGATTGGTAAGAGTGCGAGTGAAGTTGTTAGGCAGTTAGAAAGCAAGAAGAAGCCACCTGGTATAACGAAATGGAATAGAAAAATGATTCTTAATTGGATAAAAAATCCAGTTATGCGTGGCCATACTAAATTCGGAGACTTATTAATAGAGAACACTCACGAACCGATTATAAGCGAAGATGAATATTTAAAACTGATTGATATTATCGAAAAGCGTACTTATAAAACTAAATCGAAACACAAAGCTATATTTAGAGGCGTTTTGGAATGTCCGCGATGCCAAAGCAAATTACACCTATCTAGATCTATAAAGAAATACGGTAACGGTAAAACTCATGAAGTTAGACGTTATTCATGTGACAAATGTCATAGGGACAACACAGTTAAAAATATATCATTTAACGAAAGTGAAATAGAAAGAGAGTTTATAAACACCTTACTCAAAAAAGGAACGGATAATTTTAAAATAAGTGTACCTAAAAAGAAAAGCTACGATATTGAAGATAACAAGGGAAAGATAAATGAACAAAGAGCAAATTATACACGGTCTTGGTCATTAGGATATATCAAAGACGAAGAATATTTTATGTTAATGGACGAAACAGAAAACTTATTAAAAGATATTGAAGAAAAAGCGAAATCACATACCGACGAAAAATTAAATGAAGAACAAATAAGAACAGTTAAAAACTTATTGATTAAAGGTTTTAAAATAGCAACACTTGAAGATAAAGAGGATTTAATTACAAGTAGTGTTGATGTAATTAAATTCGAATTTATACCTAAAGAGTTTAACAAAAATAAGATTCTCAACACAGTTAAAATCAATGAGATACAGTTTAAATTTTGA